AATCAAGATGCATTATCAAACTACAGTATCAAAATGATTGTTGAAAATGACGGATCAATCACAAAACTATAACAACAACGGATCGGGGGTGGCCTGTGCTGCTCCCTATCTTACTAACTGCAGGGGGATAAAATGGATCTACGACGAAACCTAATCAATCATATACTCAACGCCTTTTTTGACAATCTGTATGCAGTCGAAGAGGATCCCACAGAGCAAAAGAAGATTCTAGATCGTGTGACAAACTGCGAAGCGATCGCAATCTTTGGACGTTACAACAATCTGATCAACAGTCATCACATTGTCGCATCAATACAGACAAAAGGCACAAATCAGGCCTATCCTGTATCTTTGACAGATCGGGGGGCGTTATGTCGTTGTGCAGATTTCGAATACAGAAAAAAGCCGCGTCGTGAATTTTGCAAGCATATAATATTTCTGTGCTTGGCATTGACTGGACAAGTTGAAAGGCCACAGATTGAGCCGATCAAATGAGGGCCTACACAGCGGCATTGCCAAATAAAGCAACACAGGCAATCATTGATCAGATCTTCCCAGATATGCGCTTTATGTTGTCGCCTGCCTGCCTTAAGTCATTCGGACGATCTAGGGAGTGGCTATTGTATGATCGCGGCTATGCGCTCGATAATGGCGCATTTAGTTACTACAAACGGGGCCTTGACTTCGACGGGGGCGCATTTCTGGCAATGTGCGACAAGTATGCAGATCGATCTGATTGGATCGTGATTCCTGACAAAGTCGGAGACTGGCAAGAGACTGTCAAAATGTGCATGCGTTGGACTAACATATTGATCAGTTATGGGCGGCCTTTGATGCTTGTAGCGCAGGACGGTTGTGAAGTTGACAACTATCAGGCAATCCGATCGGCTATGTCGTCAAGCATTTACGGAGGCCTTTTTGTAGGCGGATCAACTGATTGGAAATTGCAACACATGCAAGCCCTTGCAACTATCTGCACAGAGAAATCAAAGATCTGTCATGTTGGACGTGTGAACAGTCGACGCAGGATCTTGCAATGTGATCAGGCAGGCGTACATAGTTTTGACGGATCGGGATCTAGTCGATTCAATCCTACAGCATTGATTGTATGCAAGACAATGCGAGATCTGGATCGCCAATATAAACTTTTTTGATCTTTTTTGAATAAAAGTGTGTAAATATGTTGACACTCGAAATAATATGTCTTATAATATATATATAAGCAATGAGGCTTATACAACAACGGAAAAGACAATGACTAGAACAATCATCAAATCACAAGAAAGATTCAACCGCAAAGATAACATTAATCAAACATGGACAGCTGAGAAAGTTGAACAAGTGATCTCAGGAGGCAGCAAATTAGTTACTTACTTAGTTGACGGTCAGAAAGTAAGCAAAGTTGTGCCTGTGCCGCCTAAGACAGTTACTTTCTATCAAATCTGCTGCGAAGGATCATGGCAATTTCAATTTGAGACAGAAGAAGAATTCATGCAACGAGTAAAAGACTGGCAATAAAATAGCCAGTCAGACAGATAGCAAGGGGGGCCGATCGGCTCCTTTTGTCGTTTTAGAAATCAAGACACTGTCAAGATCGATCATTATCTGATATAGTGGATTCATCGACTGGAGATCATTATGCCAAATAAGACGACAGAAATACAGAAAAAATCAACTCTGACTAACTGGCTCCCTAGTTTTATACTGCGCGCCTTTGGACAAGTTGAGAGCAATCCTAAGGCTCCTGAGCACGGTGCATCGTGGGCAGTGGGCAATGGAGTAAGTCCAACATTTAGCCCCCGTCAATCAATGGCAGTATTTGGCAAACATGCTTATACACATGCCTGTGTAACAAGAGCAAGTCAAGATATCGCATCATTGCCGATCAAACTCCTATCAGGCAAAGGCGAGCAACAGACAGAGATCGACGAATCCCCGCTGCTTGATTTATTCGATCAACCGTCTACGAATATGGACGGCTATCTTTTTAAGGAGCAGTTGATCGTTGATCTGATGATGACAGGCAATTGCTATATCTTGATTGTTGGCGATCTGTCGCGGCCTACTAGCCTATATCGCTTGCATCCTGAGAACGTGCGCATTATTCCCGATCCCGTCAAGATGATACAGGGCTATGAATACAACGACGGAGGATCTACTGCAGTGTATCCTGTCGATCGTGTCATTCATACCCGATCGGCCTCGTGGGATATCAACAGCAATGGGGAGTTATACGGATCTGGACTTGTTGAGGCATTGAACGAAGAGATCACAGCAGATATCAACGCGCAACGAATGGCGTCAAGTGTAAGCAAGCAGGGCCGCCCTGACGTGCTTTTGTCGCCTGCAGATCCTGCGGATATCTGGGATCGTCGTCGTCGTCAAGAGATTACACAGGCATATAAAGCAATGACAGAATCAGGGGGCGCAATGGCGTTGTCTGGACAGATCAAAGTCGAGACATTGAACCTGTCGCCCCGTGATCTGGAATTTCAAGCACTTCGAACAATGGTACGGGAAAATATTAGCGCAGTCTGTGGCGTGCCGTCAACTGTTCTGGGCTTGCCTGATGCCAATTACGCAACCGCACGACAAGCGACGATCACATATTGGGAGATCCAACAAAAGCGAGCAAAGAAGATCGAGCAGGCAATGACGAGGATCGCCCGCCTTGTTGATCCGTCGTATTCTGTACAGATCGATTTCTCTGGGATTGACGCATTGCAGGCGATCCGCACTGAGAAACTTGAGCGCATCGTGCGACACATTGAAAACGGCATGACAGCAAGTGAGGCTTACGCTTATGAGGGCCTAACAGATAGCCCCTTTGGAGAGACAGAGACAGAGAGCCAGATAGAGGCCGATCAGGCAATCGAGCAGGCCCTGACTGCCTTACTAACTAAGGAAATGCAAAAAAAAAACACTGACGCGCTAGAAATGCGGGGATCTGTGGGTGACGTTGATCCTACAAACTTTCCAGAGGATGGCGAGGATCAGCAAGTTGCATTGCGCAATTCGAACTTTGACAGATTCCCACATGACGAGGCGCAGGATCTCAAAGACAATTATCCAGAGATCTGGAATAAGGGCGGCAATATTCTAGGGAATAAGCAATACAATCGCCTTAAGCCTATTGCAGAGCGTGACAGTAGCATTGCCCAGACTGAGACAGAGGAAAAGGCGATCCGATTACGCGAGGCGTGGGCTGCTCGACATTTCCGAGATTATAGATTAGCGGGCGTTGTAGCGCAAATCAAATGGCTTGTTGTTGGATCTCGTGGACTGTCTCACATGAGGGCCGTGATCAGTGCAGAAAAAAATCGCCTTGAATCCAAACAAGCACGCACGACAGAGCAAAAGGATCGACTGTGGCACAGTTGGATCGAGCGCACTTATGAACCTGCACAACGTCAGATCATGAGGGCCTCGCAGATCTATCTTGAGGATGCTGCTCAACGATATGCACGACGGGCGCAAACACTTCGCACGCAGTTGATTGAGCAAGAAAGCAAGGCGATTGATTACGCATCTATTCTGGGCCGTGCAACAGAGATCAAAGCCATCCGATCGATTATTGGGCGCGCATATCGATCGATCTATTTCTTGACAGGCAATGATCAGATCGAAGAGTTGTATAAACTGATCGGAGCAACGCGGCCGCTTGATTTCTCATTTGGCGAACGACAGATCGACGAACGACAGATCGCCAAACTGGCACGCCAGATCGTTGACACAAATGAAAAGCAAGTTAAGCGACTTGTCAGAAGAGGAATTACAGACGGATTGCCAAATGCAGAGATAGCCAGACAGATAGCCAGTGCAACAACTTTCAGCGAATCCAGAGCGCAGCGAATAGCCCAGACTGAAACGACAAAGGCGATCAACACTGCGACAAATGAGGCTTACAAAGAATTTCAAGATGCGGAGGGCGTGCAAGTGATGAAAGAATGGATATCAAGTCGCGACGATTCAGTCAGACAAACACACGCAGATCTCGACGATGGCGATCCGATCCCTGTTGATTCTGACTTTGAGATCGACGGATATGCAGGCCCCGCCCCCGCCTCATTTGGCGATCCTGCAATGGATATCAATTGCAGATGCACGATTGCGCCTGTGATTGTGGAGAGTACAAAATGACAGATCAACAACGCGATAACATGCAAAAATTTGATGAGGATAATATGATTCTAACATTTACAATGATCGGCTTAACTGGCTTAATAGTCGGAGGCGTTGGCACTGCCTTTGTCATCAACAAGCGATCTGCAGATGAGGCCCCGATCGTTGTCGTATCGGATCCAGTCGCAGGCGAGCAACAAGAGATCATTAAACAATTGACGAATCTTGATATGCTCGTCGAACCTTGCAGCACTGAATATATCAACAAAAACAGTGACTTACTTTGCAGGGAAATGTATTGCAGAGTTATGACGCGCGGCATTGACAGCAAGACAAGCGGCCAAGAGTGCGAAGAGATCAGCAACGTAGCCAATAGCAGGATCATTATAGATCATTGCGAATTGTTCTTAGAAGAGAAAGAAGAGTGCTACGAGAAATACAGAGAGCGCAAATAATCAATGCATACCTAGATCAATATGCTATATCCTATTCTGTGAGGGCTAAAACAATGCAATTTAAGCGATTCAACACAAAAGCAGAGCAATCAGATAAGGCGATCACTTTTATCGCCTCTACAGCCAATCCTGATAGATATGGCGACATTGTCGATCAAAGTGGATGGGATCTCAGAGCATACGAGCGCAATCCGATCATTTTGCTTAATCACAATCCAACGCAATTGCCGATCGGAAAAGGCAAGGCCTATGTCAAAAATGGGCAGCTGATGCTTGACGTTGAATTCGACAAAAATGACGAAGTAGCGCAGCAAGTTGAAAGAAAAGTGCGGGGCGGCTTTATCAATGCAGTATCTGTGGGCTTTCAACCTAGCGAATCTATTGCACGAAATAAATTACCTGCCGATCATCCTTATCACGGGAAAAGCGGCTATTACTTTCCTAAATCTGAATTACTAGAGGTGTCGATCGTGACTATTCCCGCAAATAATGAGGCTACTTTGTCAAAGCACTACACAGCAAATTTAACCCTTTCAGACGTCGCAAAATCGATGCTCGTGCATAAACATATTGTATCGATCCAAGAACTCGACAACGGCAATTATCTTGTCGAATTCGCTGCACACTCTGAACCAGAAGAGATCGAAGAGGTCGAAGAGGTCGAAGAGCAACCAGTTGAAGAATCAATGCAGGACGACGAAGAGGAAAAGGGATCGGGCTACGATGACGAGGAAAAGGAGATCGACGAAGAAGAAGAGGAAAAATCTTTTTCACTTGACGATCTACTATTCCACTTAAGAGAACTCAATAACTAACTTACTAACTACCTAACTGAGGTTATTATTATGTCTATGGACGCAGTTAAGCAAATCATGGGGGAACTTCGAACCCTCCGAACTAATCAAGATGAGAAAGTTGCAGGAATTGAAAAGCAAGTAAATGCAATCAAAGAAGCGCAGCGAATCATGGAAGAATCTGTATATCGTGCCGATTCTAGCGAGATCACAGGAACCGACGATCAACTTAAGAAATTTGTCGGAGAGGATGGATCTATTCGTTGGACTACTGGCAAAACTCGTGTAAAGACTGCCGCAGGTGTTACAACTGTGACAGAATCGGGCTTGTTGGATACTGACGAGAACTTGAGCAACTGGCATGTCGAAATGAAGCGACTTGCAAACGATCGTATGATGATCAAAAGCATGCTTGTAGGCGATAAAAGCACTCCAAAGATGGATCTTGCTATTGCTCGTCATCTTGCTGTAGCCCCTAGATCAATCGCTGCTCAGATCTCAAAAGCAAACTACGACGGATCGGGCGTTGGTGCTGAGTTGATCCCTGATCAATTCTTGGCTCAGTTGCACATGGAATATCAAGTTCCTACTGTAGTGCGCTCTTTGTTCAATGAGGTACAAATGACAAGCAACACAATGCTTGCCCCTCGCATCGATCGTGGCGGCCGTCCTTATATCAAAGGCACTGTAACAAGCGACAATCCTGCTTTGTATCCTGTTAGCACTGTATCAATGGGCCAAGCACAGATCACAGCAAAAGGCCTTGCAACTCGTTATATCCTTGACGAAGAGTTGATCGAAGATTCTGCAGTTTTGTTGTTGCCTGCTATGCAACGCATGATCGCAAAAGATATGCGTGATGCTCTTGAAGATGCGATCATCAATGGCGACGCTACTGCAACGCATCAAGACGATATCGCAAACTGGGATATTAGAGGACGTTGGGGATCTGCATCATTGGGCGGATCGAATGATCATCGTCGTTTGTTCACTGGATTGCGTGCCGCTGCTTTTGACAAGTCTAGCACTTTGGACATTAACAGTTTTGATGCCGCAAAAATGCTTGAATTGATCAGCAAATTGGGCGAATATGCCGCATCTGACAAAGTATTGATCGTATCTCCTGAGGCTCTATATGAGAATCTAATGGGATTGGATCAGTTGTTGACACTTGAAAAATTTGGCCCACAAGCCACGATCTTGACTGGACAATTAGGATCAATCTTCGGCATGCCTGTTGTTGTATCTCGTTTTATGTCTGACGATTTGGCTGCAACTGGTAAGTACACAGGATCAGGCTCTACAACTGGGATGCTTGTTGTATCTCGTGAATCTTGGAATATCTTTGCACGTCGTGGCATCCAGATCCAACAAGAGCAGGACATCACTAGCGGAGCATACAACATGGTAGCAACTGAACGATTGACTTTCGATTCTTTGGATGCTGCAGCCGTTAAGAATGTTGCTTTCGGATTCAATCTATAATCATTAACTGACTAGGGGGCAGGCTTGCTTGCTCCCTATCTATTGGAGAAAATTATGTCTTACTATTATCCTGAATTTGTACGTTTAGAGACTGCTGCAGGCGTTGCGGATACCGTAGCGATCTGCTTTCATGAGCGCGTCGAAGTTGTTGCTTGTAAAATCGTTGACGTGGCAGGAATTGCCGCAGATGCGACTAACTACGCAACCTTTGAAGTATTGGGCAACGATCAAGCGACTGCCTTGTTTTCTTGGGCCACATTGAACACAGCAGAGGGCGCATTGACTGCCTTAACTGCTGAGGATATGATCGCTCAAGGCGAGCAAGATAAAGCCATATTTGATGCAGGCGATACTTTAATCGTTAAAGTTACAAAGGCCTCATCTGGAAAAGTTACAAACGCATCAGTTTGCTTGCAACTTCGACAGGCTCGATCTTACTAACTAACTAAAAAAGGATCTGTATCGTCATGGCTCTTGTTACGACTGACATACTGAAAGAATATTTGCCAGAGATCAGCGGATCAGGAGCAGATACAGAACTATCTAATTTACTGGATAGGGTCGAGGCAGCGATCGCTCGTTGGCTCGGCTTTCCTGCGCCTGATGGGAGCAATACCCCTACACTGGCTGTTTCTACTTACACATTGTATATAGATTCCTACTGGTATGAAAATATCAGTGTATTGCAACTACCGATCAAGCCTGTTGTAACGATTACTTCTGTGCATGCCGATCCCGATCGTGCTTATACGTCAGATACAGAAGTTAAATCAGATGAGTACGACATAGACAAGCAACAGGGCCTTTTGATCATCAAGCCAGACACTAGCACCGTAGGATTTACAAAGTCATACAGGGGCAATCGTGTGATCGGCACTTTTGGATTTACACTATTCCATAAAGACTTGATTCATGCCGTTTGTGTATATGCCTCGCATCTATACAGAGCAAAAAGCAGTCAAGGCAAGAAAAGCCAGTCAGTCAGAAATGCGACAACAACCTATTCGCCAAATGTGATCCCTGACGAAGTAAAACAGATCTTGTATCCATATCGAGCAAGTCAAGTAATCATCTAGGGGGCCGCAATGGATTTTGAAGATCTATCGCCTCAGATGCGAGGGGCTAAAAGGCGGCTACTTAATCAACTTGAAAAGCGATTGAAGATTTCTGCTCTGGAAATGGAAAGAAGATCTAAGCAAGTTGCATTTTCAAGATTCAACAATCGCACGGGGCGGCTCAGACAGAGCATTGCGGGCCGTTTTGCTATTGTAGACGGCAAGCCTACTGCGATATTGCAATCAGGGGGCCAATTTGGCGGAACAGAACTCGAATACGCAAGATATATTGAGTTTGGCACAAGATATATCAAGCCCCGTCTATTCATGGGCCGCAGCATCGAACAACAACAACAGGAGATCAGGCCAAAACTTAACGATCTTCTGCGTGTTGTGTTACTAGAGGACTAAATGCCAGATTCAACAACTTACAGGATATTAGATGCACTTAAGGACAAAACTGCACAGGATTTCTCTAGCGGCTACAGTGGGCTTGACATGCGTAATAGCGTTGTCATTGGCTCGATACTTGAACCGCCGCAAATCCCCTATGCATCTATAAACTTTATTGACTTCACTACAGAACAGGGCTTGAATCTGTCGTCTTATCGTATGACTGCAAGATTTGAGATCTATGTGTTTTGCGGGGGATCGTCAGTGTCTGATCGCTTGAAAAATGCAACGAACTTATCAAGCGACGTAATCAAGGCAATCACTGCAGATCGTTGGCTTGGCTTGGCTAATCCAGATACAACACGCACGATCGACAATGTGATTTGTAACTTTACTGCAGTCGAGGGCGATCGCTATGGGCTTGACAATGTAGCGATCGGATATATTGAGGCAACTGTGCCTTTTCAAAGTGTGACAGGAGTATAAAAAATGACTTGGTACAATGCAGATTATAGACGCAGGCAGATTGTCGGAGTTAACACATTTGGAGGCACTGGCGTATCTGCTACGATCGACATAGAGATCGATATCCCGCCTGATTGGGATGACTTTTGGGATAATATCCGATCGGACTTTAAAGACGTTGTTGTAACTGATACGACAGGCGAGATCGTGAACTTTGCCAGAAAAGCGGGCGCAGATTATGCTAATCGTGTCTTGACGTTGCAAGTTGACGGCTATCAGATCAAGCATGACGATTCATTGTCTATTTGCTATGTGTATTTCTTTGAACCTGACGAGGCGACAGATCACAGCACAAGCGTAACGATTACAAGCCCCAAAGCGGGCTATATTTTGCTATCTGCACCACATAGCAGAGTAGTAAGCGCAAGAGACAGTCAGAGCGCACTGGATCAGCCTGTACAGTCGTTTATCAAGTCTGAATCTGATGAAGTGCATGTATTCTGGATCATCACTTCGCAATTAGCAAAACGATTAACGCCTTACAATGAGCGCAATGATCAAGAGGGCGTCGAATACGTCACGATCCACAGTTACGACAACACAGGCACAGATAGCGCAACAAGATTTCAAGCACAAGAGACAAGGGCGGGCAATGGCTTTATACGCGCAACATATAAGGCAGGATCTAACGGTCAAGATTACGCCATTGCAATCAATGTCATCACTACACTAGGACAATCACTAGAGAATCGTGCTATTCTCAGAGTGATCGATTTATTACCTTAAGGAGCATTATTATGGCTATTTTATTCGCACAAAACTCATTTTTAAGAATTGGGCTTGAAACCGTAGGTTGGGGGATTGCTCAAACAAGTACAACTCAAGACGTCAAATTGATTTCTTCTACTTTGCAATTGACACAGGAAAGAGAACGACGAACGCATTTATCAGTTCCTGCATCTGGCTTGCTATCTGGCACTTTTGAGGGATTCAGACAGGCAGGAGGATCGATCGAAGTGCCTGCTTTCTATGATGGGATCGGGATGCTGTTAAAATCTGCATTGGGC